CAACACCTCTTGGCACAGGATTTGATTTACGATTTTGTACGGTACCTGTTTGTGCGATTACAGTTCCGTATGTAAGTCTATCACAAAACAATTCATCATAACCAAATCTGTCTTCTTCACTAAACAATATTGGCATAACAATAATACCTGTTTCTGCTTGTCGTAAATCTACAATAAGATTAGATAGAACGTCTCTAGGCCAAGGCCATTGACCATATTTTTCTATGGCAGCTTCGTCTATTGTTATGATTGTTATATCTTGTGAAGGTGTTGCTGGTTCGTTTGCTAGTAAATAGTCAAAGGATTTTAGGCGTAGTGTTTCTTTGAACCAAGGGTCCTGTAATCCTATATAAGTCAACAACAATAATGTAATGAATGCCGTTGACCAATGGGTCAAGTATTTCATATAACTATTTATTAGTTTTGAGTAACTGAAATAGAACAACCACCTACTGTTTGACAGTTTTGAGATAATGAATATGTGCCTGCACTTGTTGTATTATTTGTTCCCATAACTAAATCTAAATCTGTTCCGTAAGTTCCACTTAAAGTAACTGTTGCTGTTTGTGAACCATTTGACTTTTGTTGTTTAATGTCCACATTATTATTATCATTATTCACCGTTAGAGATAATGTCTTGTCATTATTGTGCATTTGTTTAATAAAGACAGTATTATAATCACCATATATGTAAGAATTGTTAGTGTGTTCAGTTGAGGTATTATTTGCCTTTTGACTTGCAATATAACTGTTATTATCACCAGAAATATAAACATTCATATAATGTCCGCCATATTCTTGATTGTCATAACTAAAAACACCTGTGCTTGAAACTTCATAACCTTGTCCCATTGTTACTGAATTGTCATTACCACCGTAAATGTTAAGTATCATTTGGTCTTGATCACAATTTGAATATGAACAAATTTGTTTTGCAATTACAGTATTGTCATCATAATCAATTTCTAAATCCATGATTGCATTTTGATGAATTTGCTCTGTTGTAAAATTATTATTATCACCGTGATTGTCTAAGTACATAACAAGATTATCACCTGTTTGTGTAGCAGTCATATTACTGGCAGTTTGATTATCAGAACCATAATAGTGTTTATATAAACCTATCTTATTATTATCACCTGTTTGTGTGAAATTGATTGTTTGATTTTTACCATACAATGTGGCAGGTGAGGCCGCTGTACTCTTTGTAGATATTCTATTGTTTTGTCCGTCTTGTACAATTGTCACTTCAACATTTGTGCCAACTTGATTAATATAGACTTCATTACTCCATGTCACGCTGGATAACGTAAGCAAGAAGACCGTTAGAAACAACAAAAGGAGATTTTCTTTTAATATTTTTCCTATCATACTTAGTTTTGTCTTTAACAATTCTTTTCCTATACTTTGGTGTTCGTAAGTCTTTGGCGATTGGATTCTGTTTCTTCATTTTTCTTTTTTGTTTTCTTTTTCATTTTATTAATGTATGCACGATATACTGCCGCTTCTGCTGTTTTGCCCATAACTCTGGCACGCTGTTCCATTGCAATTGCGGCCTGTATTTTATGTGCATGTGACTTACCTGAACCTTCTATTTTCCTTACACTTGCCTCTGCTGTCTTAACATCTTTAAATCCAAGACCATGTATTGTACCCTTAGGGTTTTCATCTGTGTATAAATCACTATGTTTTTTACTACCTGCAGGTTGCCCTTTTTTTCTAGGTATTCTTGGTGCCTCTGTAAACTCTTTAAATGTTTTCATTGATACTGTTCTATGTTAATGTCGTTATCTTGCCCACCAAGTTCAAAATTGTACATTTCAAACTCTCCTTGTATTATATTTAGTATATACCCATACTCTTTATCTAGTCTTAGTTCTATATAACCACCTGAAGCGTCTTCTCTAATCCACACCCATTGTGGATCTTCGTCTAATATAATCACACCTGTTTCAGGATCTTTACCTAATTTTATTTCACCTACTGTTTTTCGTTTATCAAATTCTGACTGCATTTCTTTCGCAAGTTCTTCATTAATCTGTGCTAGAATATCTGCCAAAAAGTTTTGTTCTAAAAAATCTATATCTAGACCAGTCACATATAAGTTTTCTTCTTCTTCAAGATAATCTACTTCTAAATCATCAAACTCTAAAAAATCAATGTCTAATGCGTCTGCAACTGCTTTAATTTTCTTCACATAATTTTCATCATCTAAATTTTTTGGTTTTGCAACAATTAACATATTGTTAATCATGTCTATTTCTAAATCTAATTTTACAGGTGGTGTTGGTGGTTTCTCTGGCACAAATACTTGTGTTGCTTGAAATGCCTGATTAAGTATGACTTGACCTGCCGCACTTTCAACACTTATCTCTCCTACTAAACAATTACCTTTTACATCACAACTTGGTAATAATATAATTGTAGAACCACCTAGTTCATCTATTGTCATAGAAAAATCTGTACCACGAACACCAATAGTGGCGGTAGGTGTTGTAATCTTTATATCTTGTCTTGATGTTTTTGCAATTTGTCCTGACGCATATTTTATTGTGCCAAGTTTTGCTGATAGATTTAATTTACCTCTTTTAGTGTTAGGGTCATATACAAATTCATCTATGATAAGTTTACTATGTTGTGTGACATCAACTCTGGTATCATCAACAAACAATATACCAACTTTACCATTGCCTGTTTTTACTGTGTCGTATTGTTCTATGGGAAGTTCTTGTTCTAGTGTAATGTCTGTTTTGTCACGGTCAATTACACCTTTACCCTCTAGTTTATCTACGTTACCTATGCTAGCCCACAAAGGACTAGCATAGAATAATATTACTAGTAATATCCACTTAGTCAGTTTGAGATATATCAATGTCATGGTTATCACCACTTGTTGTTAACGTAATCATGTTGTCATAGACGCCAGATTGTGTTATATCAACATCAGCAATTGAACCTGTATGTGTGTGGATAAGGGTGTGTCCGTTAACATCACCATCACCATCTATATCAATTAAATAATTATTTGTGTCACCGTTTACGGTTAATGTAAGAATAGCAGATGTACCATCAATAGTAGCAGCAACAACGTTGCTATCACTTCCTGATGAACCTGTTATTGTCACGGTAGCATTTGAAGCGTCTGCTGTTTCACCTATGTCGATATCTAAATCGTTTGAACTACCTGCCCATGTAATTGAAGCAGTAGCAGTAGCACAAGACGAATTATTTCCTGCACTATCACAATTGAAATCAATATCGTTTGAATCACCAGTTACATCAAAAGTACCAGTAAAAGTCGCACCGTTTACATCAAAGGTCAAAACGTTACTATTACCAACTTGATCAATGTCGATAGTGGTAGTAGCACCAATCACACTTGCTGATGTGTTACTATTACCTACTGTATTGTTTTGTCCGTCTTGGGTAATGTCGAGGTCTAACGTAGCACCTGATTGTGTCACATAGATATCATTTGCCATTACCGGTAAGGCAAAGAACATCAATAATGCGATTATTTTAGCGTACATTTAGTTACTCCTCTATTTTAAATTTCCACAAATCTTTATCAATACCTTCATAAATTAAATTATGAATGGCATGCTCGATTGTGGTTCTTATTGCGTAGTTTACTGGCTCATTTGTTGCGACACCAGTTTCTACTTCAAGCGCTTTTGTACTCATATCTAAGAACCTGAATACGTCTCCGCCACTTGAATAACTTGCGATAGTCTTTGTTGCTGATGTACTAATAAGTATTTCACCTGTTTGTACTGCAACAAGTCTTATCGAAACTGTTACTTGGTCTGTACGATATTGTTCATTTACTCCAATGCCAAAATATCTTGCACCTGCACCACCACTTACTATGTTGGTGTCATATCCTACAATACCACCCTCTACTATAAGTCCTGCAAACTTTAGAGGTTTTAATTGATTTTTTATATCACTTTCACCATCATATAATTCTCTTGTTGATCTGATTAATTGTCTTTCTTTTATTAATGCGTCAAGTCCTTCTCTCTCTAAAACTATAAACCATGGATTATGACCACCTACTGATTTTAATCCATTAATAACCCAAACTTCAGGTCCTTGTGTTACCGCCGTTGATAATTGACTAAATTTTGTATTTGGTTTTCTTTGTCCTGTCTTGTCAGGAAAATTATATACTGCAATTGTAATCTGTGGTTGTCCTAGTTCTGGTATCAGTTCTAGTCGTTTCATTGTTTCAGTTTCTATTGTGTATGGTGTTTCACCTTTATAGAAACCATCTGGTGTTTTGGTTGAAGCACAACCTCCTAGAAAACATATCAGTAGCATTGCTACTGCAATTTGTGGTATAGATTCCATACTAAAAGTTAAAGTCACCTATTGGCACGGACATTTCTGTTGTAGTGCCATCTGGTTGTGTGATTGTTAATGTGATTATTTCTGTGGTCGTATCTTTGACCCAATAGATTGTAGAGCCTTCTACTTCAGCTGTACCAGACGTAGGACAAGTGCCCTCACATTCTGTACCAAACATATTATCAACTAACTGTTTAGATAAGTTAGCATAAATTCTACTCTCAACGTTTTTGATAAACTTATTGATTGTAGTATTGTTGGCGTCACGCTCAGCAGCTGCGTCAGCAGACTTCTGGTCGTCAGCGATTTGTTTTTCTCTACTGTATCTTAATTGTTCAAGTGATAAGACATGGGTACTATATCCAACACCAGAGAAAGAAGGGTTAGAAAATTCATGTACAATTTCACTTGCGAAACTAGGCAACGAAAACACATAAAAAAATAGTCCTAGCACCGTAATTTTTAGTGCTTTCATAACACTACTATTTATAGAAAGTAGGTAATAGAAACGAATAATATGACGTAATGTAACATCTGATCTGTCCAGATTGATGTCCAGAACATCTTATTGTTTTTTACTTGTAAATAATGAGAGTTTATTCTTGATGTTATCCAGTCTTGTATCCAATGCAATATCGCCATCAATATAACCCACGGCCAGATGTAATAGAAGGCCACTACAAAAGGTAAAATGTATGCCCCAATATGTGCCGTCAACCAATAATATGATTTACTCTTTTTGGTTGCCATCTTCTCTGTTTGAAGAAGACCGTCTCCTACCCAATGACATATTATTATCTTTATTATTATTGCCAGTTCCATCTTTTTCCTCATTCTCTCTCATAGCCAAAATTGTGTCTAACTTTGACCGTAATCTGATTAAATCATTATCTAACATTCTAATTCTATCAATTAGCATGATAGTGGTGAATTGTGCTTTGTCTAATTTTTCTATGATGTTTTGTGTGACGTAATTATATATGAAGTAAATAAAATAACCCATTGCAACAGCGGCAACTGTAGCAAAACCATACTGTTCTAAAATTTCAATTATGTCCATTAATCTTTTCTTGCGTCTTCTTTTCCGTCTGCTCTGGATATTCTATCCATGTCTGGTTTAACGTTAAGAGCGCTACATACTAAAATATCAAGTTTTATTAAATCATGGTTCATAGTTTTTACTCTATTATCTAGTGAAGAAATTAGCATAGTAATTGTTCCTACTTGATCTACAACTCCTGCTAGAATATATTTAAGAATGATATAAATGAAAAGACCCATAACAGCAGCCGCTGCTACAGGTAAACCAAAGTCAACTAATATTGTAAAAAATAAGTCCATGTGACTATTTATGTAGGTCGGCGCCTAACCATGGGCGCCACGTGTGTATTAAGGCACAACCCTGTTAGTGAACAGGAGAGAGATTAGTCGTTAACTAATTTGCTAAAGTAATTCATAGTATCGTCCTCATCATCACTAGGGGAGGTTTCAGATTGAGGTGGTTCACTTACTTTAGGCTCACTAACTTCCTCAACAGCACTTACAGGTGGGATATCTATTTCATCTGCTGTTGCGGTCTTTCCTGTACCATAAACAACTTTTTCAAACTTGGCTTTCAAGTCGTCATAAGATTTGAAGTTTGTGGTAGCAGAAAACTCTTTTAGTGGTAATTGTTTTTTCCACAGTTCTTCTATTTGTTCGTCACTATCTTTTATCTTAGATGGACCTTCAAATTCAGATTTGTCGTAGTTCCAATAACCATCAACTTTTCTGATTTTTAGTTTAAAGTTTGCACCTTCCCAAAAATCAAATGGGTTGATTG